AATATAATGAAACTATGGAAAATTGTCCTTTTTGCGGTAGCTGTACTTGTCACTAGTTGTTCAATACAACCAAAACCTAGACTACAAATTACCCATGTATTAGCTGTAACACATGAAGGTGATACTTTAAAATTACCTATTGATGTTATAAGACCTGTTAATTATAGAATTATAAATTATAGTTCAGGATATGGTTGGAATAATTGGTATAGACCTTATTATCATAATTATGTTCCGAGTTATGGAAACAGTGGTAGAGGTAGTAATAACAATAGCAGTAGTAATGCTGGTAGTAGTAAAAATAACTACGGTCAAACACCTAATCCTAAATCTGTTCCAAGTACAGATAGATCTTCCAATTCAGCAACTGTCAAAGAGCCAAGGAAATAAAATTATTGTTTAGATTGTGGTAAAATTTTTGATATTTTAGAATATCGAGGAGCAGTCTTCATTATTTTTTGTCCTTGCATCCAACCTGTATAAGGAACCTTCCCCACACTTAAATCACTAAGCATATGCCAATTTATTAATCCTCTTCTTTTAAGAGAGCTCATATATTGTTGTTCCATATCTTTATCATGTGCTGGTCTGTTTAACACATATACTGGCAAATGCCAACTATGTGGATCGCAATTACTAACTTTACCACGTTTGTCTTTGGGTCTTGCTTTTATAGTTTTAGCAAAGAAATCAAAACCTATAAGATCAATACTTTTATATGTTTTTATTTTATCAATAAACCATATAATACTTATAAATCCTGCACTAGGTCTATAATCATTTACACCTAATAAATCTTTATCAAACTCTTTCATTATTTTAACTAATTCATCATCAGAATACATTTGTGTATATTTAGGAAAATCTTTTGGTAATCTATCTTCTAATATCCAGTCTTTTAATTTTAAATTTCCTCTACATCTATTAATTAAAATTTTAGTATTTTTAAATTTACCATTAGTAAATTTTTTTTTTACATTATTATATGATGGTGCTCTAAACTGCCCTGTAATCCATATATCACATTTAGTACCTAAAGATTCTTCTTGTAAAGGTGTAGCTTCAATAGCTCTACCAAATCTTACAACAATATCATATTTATCAATAAACTTTGCAAGTTTATGATTCATAATCTCTACAGAGTTACCAACAAATATAATACGTTTATTTTTTACAAACTGTTGTATACTTTCCACCATTCTTCTGATAGTTCACCATTTTTATATTCATCAAACCAAGGCCCACCATTTGTATAATGTAATGCTTTAGCATTTTTGCAATCATAATGTCCAACTAAACAATTAAAATCTTTAGGTATTGAACCTATATTTTTTTCATTAATAAAATGAAATTCATGTAGCTGTGCAGGTGTTGCATTATCTAAATATTCTTTTGTTAATTTATTTTTAAATTGATCACATCTAAATACCATTAATGAACTCCAGTTCTTTTTTGGATATGATTTGTTTTGTATACCATTCATTTTGTTAGATTCTGCTTCATAATCATCATGCTTAACAACTGCCATTGGCTCATTACCATTTACATATCTTCTTATGTTTCTTGGATCACCCTTCCATAAAAAATCATTATCACAAAACATAGCTATTCCTTTATAATTACATAAAAAAGGTACATAAAATCTTGTAAAAGAAAATTCTGTAGATTCTCCTTCTACATCTTCTCTGCCATATATACCAGCTTTTATTAATGCAGCTTTATCTAAATAAGTAATGTCTGCTTCTGGCCAGTAATTTAATATAGACTGCTTACATACTTTTGTAGCGTCTTTGTATCTTGAGTCGTGTCCTATAAATATTCTCATTTTATACTTGTTTACCTGATGTTCTTCTGTTTATATCATCGTGATTAAATTCAGCCCAATATAATTCAAAAGCTACACCATTTTTTAATCCTTCAAATTGATGGAACTTACCAGGTTTGACCATAGTAAAGTCTCCAGCTTTTAATATTGTTTCGTCAACAAGACCTTGATCATCTTGCCATACTCTTACGAGCATTTCACCGGATTCAACAAAAAATCCGTTCCATTTATATTTATGTTCGTGTTCTGAACATTTATATCCTTTATTAAATTCTATTCTGTGAAATTCTAATACACCATTTTTATGTATCATCTTGGTATTACCCCAAATTTTACCTGCTTTCATTTTTATTTACTTATTGGTGACCAAGGTTCTTTAACATTCATATCAAATTTTTTATTTATATCATAGTACCATTTTTTATATTTTACTGAATCAATAATAACTAAATTATTTGGTACTTCAAACCATTCTCCGTCTGGCATTATAAAAGCAACATAACCAACTTTTACTTTTGGTGGTGGTGGACATTCCGGGCAGGAATCAATATTATTTGTAAATAATATTAATACTAAATATATTATTAAATTTTTCATAGTTTATTAAAATAAGGTTTAGACCAATTAGCTTTATTCATAAGTCTAGCTTGACTTTGAATTTTTTGTTTTTGTTTAGGTTGCCAATTAATCCAAACAGGTCTTTTGTTTTGTTTATTTGTAGTTACTTTAAATTTTTCTAATGTTTGATTTGGTTTATTTTTAAAGTGTATACTTATTAATATTCTTGGTCCAATAGTATCAACTTTATGATATTGATATTGTGGAATGTATAGCAAATCGCCTGGTTCTAAAATAAACTCTTCAGCTATTTCATTTGGTTTAGCAGGAGCAAATTCTTTATATACAGTCCATTTAGTTTTACCTTCGGTATGAAATAAAAAGTTTTCAGTACCATCTGCATGAGCAGGAAATGATTTTGAATTAGCTTTAGGTGAAGCATATACATTTGCTTGACCGTGACCAAAATACTTTTCAAATTCAAAACATATATCAACTAAACTTTCTTTTTCATATTCAACAAATGGTATAACAAAAGTTCTATCTTCGTTAGTCCATTGTTTATACATTTCTTTTTTAGATAAAAGTATTTCTTGTAATTTATTATTTCTTACTTTATCTAAACACCATCGACCATCGCCTTCTTTACGATAATCAATAATTTGCAAACCTTTTACATGAGGGTATCTATTTAAATAATTATTAAAATCATTCCACGTAAATAAATCTTTAAATTTATTTCTTCTAATTATTAAATGTTTTTTACCCCAATAATTTTTAAAAAAGTTTGCTACGCCTACAGGCTCTAATATATTTTCTAATGTTATTTTATCCATCGCATGCTAAACAGTTTTCATCCATAGCTTGTTCGGCAATATCACCTCTAAGTACAGATTCGGTTCTCATATAATATAATGTTTTAATACCTTTTTTCCATGCTTCCATATGAACTCTATTAATCCATTTTGGTGTTGCTATTGCTGGAAACGCTAGGTTTAAGCTAACACTTTGATCAATATATTGTTGTCTTATGCCAGCTTGATTAACTAATTCCAATTGATTAATTTCTTTAAAAGTTTTAAATATTTCTTTAACAGGTATATCATGAGGCCCGTGTGTAATACTATCTAATTGTTTTAAGCCTTGTATAGATCCACCATCTTTTAATATTTTTAACCATATCCTTTCGTTATCTATCTTATGTTTTCTTAAGATTTTTTTGAGCGTTGGGTTTTTCCTGATGAAGGTACCTTTTGCTGATTGCTCAGTGAAAACATTAGCCGCCCACGGCTCAATACCTGGGCTGACGTTTCCACTAAGCTTAGAGTTAGAGACAGTAGGAGCAATAGCGCGTAGATGGGTATTACGTAAACCAGTACCGACACACCAAAGAGGTTCTCCAAAAATTTCAGCCAAAGCTCGTGAAGCTCGTTCAGACTCGATTTTAATTTGTGAAAATATTTTTCTTGTTTCATATTGTGATAATAATCCTTCAAACGGTAAACCTTTTTCCTGTAAATATGTATGCCAGCCTAACACACCTAATCCTAATGCTCTACCTTTTTCAGCAGATCTAACAGAATTGTGGAAGCCAACTTTACCTTTTGACTTTTGTATAAATTCTTCTAAGACGCCATCTAAAAACCAAGTAGCGTCATATATTAAATTAGTTCCTTTCCATTCATCGTACTTGGCTAAGTTTAACGATGATAAACAACAAACAAATGAATGAGATTCATCTGTGTGTAATGTAATTTCAGAACATATATTTGTCATATGTACTTTTAATCCGTGTTTTTTGTAAGCATCTGGATTATTTTTGTTTGTATTTCCCTTAAATAAAATATAAGGCTCTCCAGTTGCTTTTCGCTTTTGTAATAGCTTTCCCCATAATTTTCTTGCATCTTTATCACCTGCATCAAGTTTTCGCATGAACTTATCGCCGACCACAGCGCACTGGTGTAAGTTGAGCGATTGACGATTAATGTCTCCTTTAGGTTCACGTATTTCCAACCAGTCTTCAAAGTCGGGGTGATCAATATTAATGTTAACGCTTGCAGCTCCTCTTCGGACAGATCCTTGATTCGTGGCAAGTATAGTTGAATCGTAGATTTTACAAAAAGGCACAGTTCCATCAGATGTTCCATTTCCTGTTATGTTTGCACCGGCGGGTCTAATCATATTCAATCCGATACCAACTCCACCGCCGTGCTTTGCGAGTAGCATCATCTCTAAATTTTTCATACCAATATCATGTATACTATCCGCAACATCGATACCAAAACATGATATAGGCAATCCTCGATCTGTGCCTGTATTAGATAGCACAGGAGAAGCTAAACATAGCCAACCTTTCCATATATATTCAAAAAAAGTTTCAGTTAATTCTGGACGATTTAAACGCTTCGCTATAGTTGTACAAACTCTCATATAAGCATCACGAGGTGATTCACCATTAACTAAATAACCGCCCGCTATTGTTTTTTTATACACATCTGTATCACCCCACGAAGGATAATCTACACCTTTTTTCCAATCTTTATTCCACATTATGTTAATAAATGTTTTATCCAGGCAACAAGCCCATTAATATTTAATGCTACTAAGTTCCATTGTTTTCTAGCAGCTGTTTGTACCATTACACAAATAAATCCTGCAATATATAATTTAGGTTCAATTGTCCATTGAGCTGCAACTAAAAAACCAGCGCCCATATATCCAATACGAGTAGACATTTTTTCAATAGGTGTTAACCTTTTAGTTGTTGCTATAATCTTTAGTAACTTTCTATTCATTACCAAATATCTTCAAAGTCTTCACCTTCATTAGCTTTGCTATAATCAGTTGGCCTAACCGCAAAGAAATCTGTATGGGTATGACCACCGGTAAGATGATCAAACCAAGACATATTTTTAATACATTTGGGGTCATAAAACGTGAAGTCCCATTGTTTATACTTTTTACTTGTGTAACCCAACTCTGCAAGTTTGTCACCAAGTCTCTTTTTAATAAAATGTGTAAGGTCATATTTTGTTAAATTTTCTATATCACCCATCTCAAATATCTTATTTATATAAGTTACTTCAGCATTGTGCATTGTTAAAGCTGCTTCAAATATATGTGGTTCACATTCCTCTTTTAATCCTGGTATTTGTGAACACATTTGTCTAAATAATTGACAACCCATTTTGCTGTGAAGAGATTCATCTCTCACACTCCATTTCATTTGCTGCCCAATACCTTTAAGTAAATTACGCATTTGAAAAGAATAAAGCACTGCAAAAGCGGAATATAAAGAAACTCCTTCTGCGAAAGCAGAGAAAACAGCCAATGACTTTCCGATACCCACGGGATCGTTGCCATCATATGACACGAGATTGTCAAAACGAGCAGCCGTAGCTGGTTCATGTAAGAAAGCCTCGTAGTCTTCAAGTCCAAGTGTTTCATTTAAATAACTATAAGCTACAGCATGTATTGTTTCTTGTGAGCCGAACATCATAGCCATTTGCTGTATCTCATGTTTAGGAAACCATGATACGACTTTCTGTGTCCAATAATCAGACACTGCACATTCTGTTTGTGCAAATCCTAATAGAATATTACCCACTAAATTTTTTTCTTCTGGAGTTAGTTTTTCATTCCAGTCTTTAACATCACCTGACATAGGTATTTCAGTATGTAACCAAAATGCTTGTGCTTGTTTTAACCAACCCTCAGTATAATACTCTGGGTATTCAAAAGGCTTATAAGGTATTCTTTCTGTAAATAGTGGTGCTGCCATATTAAAATTCTATTAAAACTTCTAACTTTCCTCTATAGGGACTACTATACCAATTATTAAAAGCCTCTTCTTTTATTTCGACTAAATTAGATGGTATATAAAAACGTTTACCGTCTTCAGTTTCAACCGCAACCTTATAAGGTGTTACTTTCA